TACTGATTCAGGAACGAATGGTGGATTAAGATATGCTGCTGATTATTCAGATAATTTTAATCTTAGATCATTAGTTGATAAAGCATATGTTGATTCTGTTGCTTCTGGTTTAGATATAAAAGAATCTATAAGATTAGCAACAACAACAGGTGAAACTAATATTGATTTAACTGGAGGTACATTCGGTGGTAGTATTGATGGTGTTATATTAGATGATGGTAATAGAGTATTAATTAAAAATCAAGATACTAATCCAGAACAAAATGGTATATATGTATTTGATGATGTAGCAGATACCTTTACTAGAAGTGAAGATGCTAATGAAGATGCAGAAGTAACATCAGGATTATTTACTTTTGTTGAAGAAGGTACAGATAATGCTAATAGTGGATATGTATTAAGTACTGCAAATCCAATTACTGTAGGTACTAGTGCATTACAATTTACAAGATTTAGTGCTGCAGGTAGTTTTACTGCTGGGGTTGGTTTATTATTATCTAATGGGGAATTCTCATTAGATGGTGCTGGTATATCAGGCGATTTCTTAGAATGGACAGGGACTCAATTAAACGTAACTGGTCTTACTTCAACAGTTGATTTTAATGCTTACACTGCAACAACACAAAGTACATTGGATAATAAGGTCGATGTTTCATTATTCAATTCATATACTGGTGATACCCAGACAGCACTAGATGGCAAAGTTGACGATGGTACATTTACTGGATATACTGCATCAACAGATACTAGATTAAATGGTGTTGAGAGTGATATAAATGAGTTATCTGGAAGTACTGTTAGTAATGATACATTTACTGGATATACTGCATCAACAGATACTAGATTAAATGGTGTTGAGAGTGATATTACATTTATTTCGGGTGTCACTGATACCAAGTTAGATGAATCAATATTTAATACATATACTGGTACTAGTTCAGTAGATGAAATACAATTAGTACACACGGGTATAACAGAAGTGAATAATATTACACCGACAGCACTAACATGGGATGTAGCACAATATAGTGGTTCATCTTATAATTATAGTGGTGGTAGTATTGTCACAATTCAAGAAACAGGTGATTATATTATTTCATATAACATTGCAGTAAGAAATGGTAGTAATGCTAACAAATCACTAGGTGCTAATTTAATACTAGATAATGCAACTGTGATTGATGAAACAGGTTCTGCTACATCAATAGTACAAGGTAATGGTAATGCAAGTATTTTAGTATTGGCTAGTGCGAAGGTATCTTTTGTTGCTGGTGATAATTTAGAATTGGCAGTATTTAGAAATGGGAATTCTGGTGATGTTAATACAGTAGAAAATACTTCTACTCTTAGAATTGCCAAAGATAGCACATTACAATAAAAATGAAACCTATATATAATATATGGCACTTGAATATTTTCTTTATAGAACCGATTTTAATAACACGTTAATTGATAGAAACGTGAATGCTTTCACGTTAGGTGCTAATGAGGGACAGATTCAAATAGATTTCTTAATACCACGTGGACAGTCACTACCTTTATATAGAGAGTCTGGTGGTACTATTGTAGAAAATAGTCAGACTACTATAAATTCATATTTTGAATCAATAAATAGTATTAGTGAGAATACTTCAGTAGAATATTCTGCATTTACTGGGTTTACTACAACTAACTTAAATAGTGTAAATGCAGCAAGTAATGGTGGTGTGTTATTTGGACTAGGACTTAGTATTAATACTGGTAATACAACACAATATATTGTTGCTTCAGGTGCTGCACAAATTATTAATTATACTAGAAATAGTGGTAATGTTAATAAGACAGTTGTTCAATATAGTGGGGGTACATTTACTCCTACTGGTTTAACATCTGAAACAATCACATATGTTGCTTTAACAACAGGTGGTACGATAATCGAACAATCAACTAGATTCACCTCAGAACAAAAAACTTCAATTAATGAATTAGGTACTATATCACATCCAAATCTAACGAACATTGCATTTGTATTCTCAAGACCAGAAGTGCCATATGATCCAGTATCAACAATAGTTGATTTTCAAGACTTTATACGTATAGGTAAATTCAATCAAGAGGATTTTAATATTATACCATCAGCAGGTACATTGTCTTTTACTACAACAGAAGGTAGTTTATATCGTAGAGGTGGTAATTTTAGTAATAATTATGAGTCTCCTGATATTACTACTATATCACGTAAAGAACCACAAAATTTTCAATATATTAATCGATTTGGTGTCGTAGTGGATAGTGGATTTACTAACACCCTAATACCTAATCAATATGAAGATAGTGGTGGTAATGTATTAACCATCACTGGTAGTAATAATCAAGCTTTAATAACAAGATTATGGTTGGTGGAATCTGGTCGTGTTTTTGCTCAAAGAGGTCAAGATGTATTTAGTACTTTAACTAATGCAGTTGCAAATATAATTGAAGAACGAAAACAATATGAAATCCCCAATTCATTAATCGATACTGGTTTATTGATAGGTGAAGTGGTGCATAGAGCATCTGCAATAGATTTAAGTAATCCTAGAGATGGGTTTATAGTGCCAACAGATAAACTAGGTAATGCTTTTGGTGGTAGTGTTGATGCATTCTATCAAGAAGATAATATTGAAGTTATTAAAACAAAATCGTCTTTTCCAACACCAGATATTAACGATGATATTTTATTGCAAGCAGATACTGTTTATAGAATAAATGGTACGATAAATTTAGGGACATCTAGATTAGTATTTTCAGATAATACAGAATTTATTGGTTTAAGTACTGCCACAGATATAATTCTTGGTAGTAACCCTAATGCTATGATGGTTGGTACTGGCAATACTGTTGGAATAGATAGTATTACTTTTTTAAATTTTAATACAGGTGGTACTATATTTGATTTTATTGGTGGTAGTGAAGAAAATCTAATAATTAATAGAGCTATTTTCATTAATTCTGGTGTCGGTAGAATAAGTGATTTTGATTTAACATTAATAACGAATTGTAAGTTTGATAATATAGCATCACCACTAGTATTTAGTGATAATTCGTTATTAACAGCTAAACTAACACTTAATAATTTATTATTTGAAAAGAATATTACTAGCAGTGGTAGTTATATTGTTATAGATACAGGGTCTTATAATGCTATAAACATAAATAATTCATTTTTTCAAATGAGATCAGGTATCACAGGTATTACTGTAAATTCAGGTGTTACAGTACAATCTGGTAAGATATCTGAAAATGAGTTTATATCATCAGGTGCAACAACATTAGGTTCTCCTATTGTTGGGGTAAGTAATGAGACTCCTAAATGGGTTTTAAATGATAATGTTGGTCTTGGTTCAGGTACTATTTCAGCTAGTAATTTTGGATATTTTGAAGTTAAATCTAATGAATTAGAGACTTCAATAATCTCAACTAATGTATTTACTAAGGTTGAATACGATACAGGTGCTGACAGTAACTCAACATTTATTAATTTTACCGTTGATGCAAAAAATGAATTAGAATATGTTGGTGATACCGATGAAACAATATTTACGTATTTAATTACTGGTGATTTATTCACCAATAGTAATAACCAAACCATGTCAGTTGCAATATTTTTAAATGATACTGATATATTAACTCAACAAGAAATTAGAGCACAAGATGGTGGGATTACATATTCATTTGCATTAAATGGTGTTGTAATATTATCAAATGGTGACTATTTATCAATATATGTTGAGAATCAATCACAAACAAGAGATATAATAGTAAGAAACGCAAGATTAATAATTAACCAACCATAATGAAAGTAGCAAAATTAATATCGGGAAGTACATTTACCCAAAGTAGAGATATAGTTATTAATTATTTTCTTGTTGATAATGATTATAATTTTGGTATTAATGATACCGAAGATGTTACATCATTTAAAACATTAACTGCGTTTTATGGTGTAGGTAGGTTTAATTATAAAATATATAGAGATTCATTAATTGATAATATACTGCCTGATTATCTATTATTAAGTAATGATGAAAAAAGAAATTTAATTTATAATAGAATATTTCCATCTGGCACTACTAACGCTGCATTAATTAGTTTAGTTGGTTCTCAAAAAGAATTAGATACAATATTTAATACAATTTCTGAGTATGAACTTGTTGACGAAAATAAAACAACAATATTAAATGATTTAGATGAAAAATTAGATATCACTGATTTTAATAGTTATACAGGTGATACTTCAACAGTACTTAGTGAATTAAGAACAGATGTAAATACAATAAGTGGTACAACTAATAATAATTTAACTAATTGGACTTTTTTAGTAACTAATTATGATCAAATACCAATTATAAATGGAACATTAGCGACAGGGGTAGTCTATGATTATATATATGATAATATAACAAGATTTAGATTTGTACCAACAACCTATGACCCAAAAGAAGATTCTTTTTATAGTGGTTTTGATGGTACAACATTAACAGGAATAATAATAAGTAGAGGGATATAAAATATATAGAAAATATGGCATTTACACTTTCAGGTACAGCAGTAACACAATCAGGTATCGACACTAGTCTTGATGGTTTGGCAGCAATCTCTGGTATCATACGCACACTTTACGGAACACAAGCTATATATAATATGGCGAACAGGCAGTTAATCGTGACAGGTACGTTGACAATAGACCCCGAGATTGAAGAAATGCACTTCAATCAGTTCGTTGCAGACAACGGAAGTGTGACAGTCAACAGTGGCGGTGTTTTTACTATCGGTCGGGAGATAAATATAGGAGCTGATATAAACAGGTTTAGCTCTGGTACGGCTATTCGCTTTTCTCGAATCAACAACAGTAGCTTCAACGAGAACAACAGCGACCTTCGACTCAATTCAGGAGGTACGTTGCACTGGTATGGAGGCACAATAATCACTCGCCGAAATATTTCGTTCATGGAAGGTAGCAATATCTTCACCTACTCTCCTAACGCAATACTAAACGGGCAGCATGATGCTGAGTTTCAGTTACGTATGAGAGCAGCGAACGCAAACATTAACGGTCTGACAACAACTGGCTTATTCGTGACATTTATTACATCACCGATCACATGGGATAGTTGGACTCCATTCGACACTCCAAACTTTACACTTTCCTTTTCTGGTGATGCTCCATCAAACGTGTTTATTGCTTTACGTGGATTTGACCCAAGTGGAGTTAATGGTGCTAATGGGCAACAGATGGCTGTTTGGTCTAATAAGTGGGCTAGGCTTATCAACTGTAGTTCTGGATCGGATGTTGTTTTTGGAGGCAATAGCATAACTAGTAGTCCAAATAACCGAGGCTTGTATGAGATTCGACAAGAGGTCAATCTGACATTTAAGGACTTAACTGGAGGCGATGTGAACGCTAAGTTCTGGATGACCGATTTCAACAACGGATCACGACTTGCTGCAAACCAGATAAACAACAACCCGAGCTACACCTCAGATCGTGTCTACTCAGGCACTGCATCGTCAGGTGCTGCTAGCTTGACTACGAACGGTGGTGTACTTACTGCTGTTCTTTGGCGAACTGTTGCTGGTATCGGTATGAACGCAAGTAATATATACGACAGACGTAACGAAGCGAACACTAACGCAGACTTGTTTACTTTCTACGCTTGCGAGTACACAAGCCTCATTGACCAAGCCGATGTAGTGCTGAAAGGTATTGTTCCAGTTTCAGTCAATCGGATTATGTTCTTAGACCGCACTCTAGTCGAATTAGACAAGTCTGTTGTTGATGCTTACACCGAAATCGATACCTCTCAAAAGCTTTATGATCGAGCCAAAGCTCACTTGTTCGACATATTTGCTGGACAACCTACAACCTTGGTCAGCCGTTCAGGAATTGATATTGATTTAGGTGTTAACAATTTAGTCGTAGACTCAACTGCATCTGAGGCTTTTACGTATGACGGTACAACTATCACGATTAAAGCCGACACATTTTCTGGTAACTTGACCACTACAGGTACTATTACTTTTTCTAACGGTGCAATAATGCTGGGAAATTATACTGATGTAAATGGTACGGTTAATCAACCTGTTACTATTTCTGCTATTGTTCTTGCCGATACAAGAGTTCAACTCTTTAATGTAACTACAAGTACTGAGATTGATAATACAACAGAGGCTACTACAAGCTATTCCTTTACCGTAAATTCACAAGCTACAGTAGGCAACGTAATACGATTAAGACTGACTAAAAAAGGGTTTATACCTATTTCTATAAATGCAGTATTTAATGCTAACGGAATTACTTATTTAGTAAATCAAGTAGCAGATGAGATATATGGTGCTTACGGTATTGATGGTGCAACAGTTACTAAATTTGAAATCGACATACCTAATTCAGATTTTGATCTTAATATTGTAGCTAATTTTAGTGGTGCAGAACTTTATGCATGGTATAGCAACATGTTAACTACAGAAGATGGAGTTAGAAGTTTCTTTAATGCAATTACACCTATTGATTCAGCTAACCTCAGATTAAACAATACAATAATAGATGTTAGATTAGATAATCAAACTTCTTCAAACGTATTCCAAAATGATAATATAAGAATTTTTAGAGCAGATGGAACATACCCAGTTATAAACCCAACATCTGGAGGTGGTGGTATTGATATAAACTGGAGAAATGTTGTATTTACTATTGAAACGGGAACGTCAGGTCTAACTACAGAAGAAGCATTACAACTATCAAGTATTAAACCAGACTTAACTATAATTAACAATGGTGTAAAAAGAACAAGCTTGTTAATACCATATAATGATGATTTAACATAATATAAAATTAATAGGTATTTATAAATATGAGCACAACATTTAGAAACAACTTCATTTTTGTAAAACAACATTCCACTCTTCCAGAGGTTAAATTTTCTATTACTCAAAGAATGAGAGAAAAATATGATATTACTGACGAGATGATGGAGAATGTTGCAGTCACCTTTTCAATGAGGGATTCAGAGACAGGAATATATCATATTGCAAATGATGGTGGTAAACTTATAACTACAGAAGGTGAGTATATTAATCTTGATGAATCTAAATACACATTAGCCTATAGATTCAAAGAACATCAAACAAGAAAGGCTGGGAGATATCTAGCTGAATTCAAAGTAGATTTCTTTGGTGACTATTGTGGTAAGATCACATTCCCAACAGATGATGAAATCAACATTATTATTGGAAGTTCCTCAACAAAAACTACTGTAGTCTAAAAACTTTACTCTTTATTTTATTTTCACTATATTTGTTTCATAACAAAAAATATGGTGGATACTAATAAGTTCATAGTAAAATGTAGAAGACCATCTTCTAGAGCTAAAAAATATGATCTTCATTTCAATTTCAATAAAGAAATGATAGATTGTATTAAATTGCTTGATTCTAAAAATCGTAGCTATAAGGATAGAGTTTGGTCTTTAAATGTAAAAGGTCTATTTGAATTAATTTCAATGTTTAGAGGATCGGATAAAGTTCATTTTGACTTTGGATCAGATGAAGAGAAAGAACGTATCAAAGATCAGTTTGATAAAGTAATTCAAGAGAAGAGAGAGACCGAAAGAAAAACAAGAGAGCTTATTAAGAACAAGAAGTTCTGGATGGAAATGAAATCCGAATATGAGGAAAACTTTGAAAAATATTCAGACAAAGCACATGCTGGTCTACTTGACCATATCAAACTATATCCACATCAAATTGTTGGAATTTTATTCCTAAAAGAAGTGAAAAATGCATTATTAGCATTAGATATGGGTACTGGTAAAAGCATTATTAGTATAGGTTATGTAGAATTAATGAAATACAAAAAAGTTTTAGTTATCACACCTAATTCTTTAAAATTCAATTACCATAATGAGGTTGTTAAATTTACCAATTCAAAATCATATATTGTTGGCTCTAATAAAAATCAATATAGTATTGAAGAATCTAAATATGTAATAGTGAATTATGACTACTTTAATTCATCTGATAAAAATCGTGCATTAAAAAAAATTGATGATTTAAAATTAGATGATATAGAAGGAGTAATATGTGACGAATGTCAAAAACTAAAAAATACTAAAAGTAATATTTATAAAAACTTTAATAAATTCATTGGTAAATTAAATATTAGTAAAGTTTTTATGAGTGGGACTCCAATGAATAGTAGAGTTTACGAATTATATACAATTTTAAATCAAATTAGTCCTATTGAATTCTCAACAAAAGAGCATTTTTTTACTCATTATTGTGGTATGAAATATAATTTAGATGGTTATGGTTGGGAAGTAGATAGTGCAATTAAATTCGATGAATTATATTCTAAAATATCACCATTTATGTATAGAAAAAGAAAAGAAGAGGTATTGGATGATTTACCAGATAAAAGTTATATTAATTTAGATGTTGAAATGACAAAAAAACAACAGAAAGAATATGATAATATTGTTAATTCAACTAAAATGGATTTTTTTGGTAATAAGCAAAATTTAAATCCTTTGGTAATATTAACCGAATTAAGAAAATATTTATCTGAAATAAAGAAAAATAGTATATATGATTTAATTAATATTATTATAGAAAATAATGATAAGGTTGTAATAATCGATGTTTATAAAAAACCATTAAATGAAATTCATGAAAAATATAAAAATATATCATTATTGCATACAGGTGATTATTCTACCGAATTAAGAGCAGATATGGTTAACAAGTTTCAAGAGAAAAGTAAAGATAAATTAATATTCTTAGGAACAGTATCAACAACTAATTATGGATTGACATTAACAGAATCAAATATTATGATTTTATTAACACTACCATATACAGTTGGTGAATATAATCAGGTTGTGGATAGAATATATAGAATTGGACAAAAAAATAATGTAATAATATATTGTCCAATAGTAAAGAGCAGTATTGATGAACATGTATTTGCAATGTTAATGTCTAAATTAGGTGAAACAACTAAGATATTAGATAATAGAGAAATTGAAATTAATTATCAACATGAAGATATTAATAGTATTATGAAAAAAATTGTATTAGATATTGAATAAATATAATGAATATATTGATAAAAAAAGTAAATTTGTTACTAGAGAAGATTGGTTAATAAAATACAATAAACCATTATATAATTTAATTACTAAAATATATAGTAATGATATACCATTTAAAGAGAAAGTATATCAATTTAGATTTAAATTAAAGAAAACTCCTATATGTAAACAAAAAAAGAGAAAATAAATCTAAATTTTTAAATCATGATTATCCAAAAATATATGATTCAGGTAAAATAATGTATGTTTATGAATAAATTGTTTGAGAGTGAAACTAATCCATTGACTAGTATTTTATTGGCTGCAATGATGGAAGATGGTGAAAAACTTTTAGATGAAGAAAATATTATATATCTTTATCAGGAAATATATGAATACCTAACAATGAATATCACAAAAATAGATGATGTAGACTATCTTGATTTTGACATTGAAAGTGATAAGGAAATTGATTTCATTCAAATAAAAGCTAAAAATATAGTAACTGCACTATGGTTTTGTGGTATATTTCCTAATGATAATGAAGGGATATTAGATAAGGGAAAATATAGATACTTGGGCAAGGAATACTCGTTTAACAAAAGAACAAAAAAATTGAAAGTGAAAACTCTTTAATTAATTAATATGGATAACAAAAAAATAATTAATGAAATTAAGAATTTTCTTGATGGTAGCAATAATGATCTAAAATACTTGGTTCATGTTGAAACCGACAGAAAAAATAATAAAGCAACATGTTTTATTGAAGAACCAGACCAAGAACCTAAAACTATCGAGGTTAAGTATACACCATTCTTATATGTAAAGGATTTGAAAGCTCATAATCGTGCATTATATAATGGAGATAATGAGTATGCTAAGAGAATGATGCTAAAATACGGTATCTCAATGAAAAGGATGAAAACTGGTAAGCATCCAAGACTTGAAAATGGTTATCCATATAAAGTTACTAGTAATGAATCTTATGACTCAATAATTCAATACTTCAAAGAAGGTGGTATTGATATCTATGCAGTTGCTCGTGACATACAAGGTAATCCAATAAGAGATAAGAATGATAAATTAGTGTATTTGAATCGTGATCTATTCTTTAACGTTTCACCAGAAGAACAATTCTTTATTTCTACTGGTGCTAGATTATTTAAAGGAATTGAAGAGTATAGTGATTTAAATCGAATGACTTACGATATTGAGACTAGAGGTTTAAGACCTGAGATTGCTAGAATATTTGCCATTGGTATTAAAGATACTAAAGGACTTAACATCGTACTAGAAACAAAAAATCCTGATAGTGATGAGGAAGAACGTAAGTTAATTATTGACTTTTTTAATCTGATTGTTTTGAAGAGACCTGCCGTTATTGTAGGACATAACTCAGAAGAATTTGATTTTGTTTATATACTAAAAAGAGCAGAAATATTAGGTATTGACTTAAAAGAATTACAAACCACACTAAGTCCCACTAAAGTAATTCAAAAGAAAAGAGGTACTGTGAAATTTGGTAACAGTACTGAGAATTACAGAAAAACTATCATGTGGGGTGTGAACATTCTTGATACTTTACATGCAGCTAAGAAAACTGCTGCAGTGAATACCGAAATTAAGAAAACAGGTCTAAAGTATATATGTAAGTTTGAGGGTATTGCTAAACCTAATCGTATGTATATCGATGGTAGTGATGGTGGTATCGGTAAAATGTGGGATGATAATAAACTTCATATCATTAACACTGCTGATAATGCATATAAGATAATACCTGATGAATTCCAAGGGGTTGGTGAGGATTTTCTTTTATTACAACAGAAGAAACAATCACTTACCGATGAAAAGTATAGGGCGTTTAGAAAGCATCTTTTAGATAACAATCCTGAATTTGTTAAATGGCTTAGAACTGAGACACCTAAATTATTGAAAAAAAATAATGAAGGTCAAGTAGTTTTCATTGATGGTAAGAATATTCTACGTCAATACTTATTAGATGACTTATGGGAAACAGAACAAGTTGATAATCTGTACAATCAATCTTCGTTCTTACTTGGTAAATTAGTGCCAACTACATATGGTCGTGTAGCGACTATGGGTAACGCTGCCATATGGAATCTTTTAATGACAACATGGAGCTATGAAAACGATTTAGCAATACCACATGCCGATGAGAGAGAACAGTTCTCAGGAGGGCTTACACGTTGTTATAAGAAGGGGTGGACTAAACGTGTTGCGAAGATTGACTTTGCATCGCTATATCCAATGCTTCAACTATGGCTTGACATCTTCCCAATGTTTGATGTTACAGGTGTAATTAAGAAAATGCTTATGTATATGACTACAACTCGTAACATATATAAGAAGCTTGCTAGTGGTAAACCATTGAAAGATGAAGAGGTTGAGTTATTGAAAGAAATTGATCACGATACATATGAGAAATTTACTTCGGGCATTGAGTTTACTAAAGCAGAACGTGCCATGTATAAAGTTAAGCAGTTACCAATTAAGATTCTAAATAACTCACTATTCGGTGCATTAGGGTCTGCATTCTCATTTAACTGGTCAGATAATATTTGTGCTGCTAGAATTACCTGTAGTGGTCGTTTGTCATTAAGACAAGCAATTAGCTGGTTTAAGGACTTTGGCTTAGAGCCGTTGCTTGCAGTAACAGATGGTGTTAACTTTGGTATACCTGACTCCACAACCATTAGGATCACAGAAGAGGGTGATGTTATTTATGATCAACCAGAAGGTACAATTGAAGAAATGTGGACATATGCTGGAGAAGTAGGTCTAGGTGCTATCATTGAAAAATTCAATGACGAACAAATGAAGTCTGACTTCATGAGTGTAGATAATGATGGTGAATTTAAAGCATGTCTTAATTTATCACGTATTAACTATGCATTATTAACCGAAGATGATAAAATTAAATTGACTGGTAATACTATTAAAAGTAAAACTATGTCAGAATATATCGAAGACTTTGTGGATAATGGTATGCGTATGATCTTAGAAGGTCGTGGTGTTGATTTCGTCAACTACTACCATGATTATGCTGAGAAGATTTTCTATAAACAGATACCACTTAAGAAAATTGCTTCTAAGTCTAAGTTTAAAATGACTATCAAAGATTATTTAAATCGTGGTACTGATAAGAATGGTAGACAAAAGGCTAAACAAGCACATATGGAATTGGTTATTGCTGATCGTGAGAAAACAGCTAGAGAAGTCTTTAAAGAAAGATATAATGAAATCATTGACTACAATATTAACTTACTAAAAACCAAAGATAAGTCTAAAGAGGAAGGTGAGATTACTGATAATACTAAAAAGAAAATTGAAGATATTAAATCTAAGGAAGTAGATAATTTTTCTATTGAAGAAGTATTCGATTTAGCTGATGCATTCTTACCACCACCACCTGAATTAGACTCTATGGTTTACTATGTGAATAATGGTACTCGTAAATCTCATGGTGATGTTAAGACTGAGAAAATTAAAGATGAAAATAAAAAGGTAATTGATGAAAAGATTACTATTAATGCAAATTTAATAAAAACTGAAGATTTAGAAGACAATCCTGACTTGATCGGTGACTATAATGTTGACAAATACTTGGATGCATTTAATAAACGTGCTGAGGTACTACTTGATGGTTTTGATGAAGAAATTAGAGAGGATATTTTAGTGTCGATTAAGCGATCTAAAGTTCCTGATGCATCAGGTAAAAAAGTTGAAAAAGTAGAATTAGTTAAAAACGAATTTACATCTAGTGATTTGCAACTTAAAAACTTTAACCATGATAAGTATGAGCCATCTATGTACTTGGAGGAAAAAGAGTTAGAATTTTGGAATAGAACTGGTTATGATCCAAAATACATTTGGGATGGTTTTAGTGAAAATCCTAATGACTTGACACCTCAAATCTATCAATATACTCTTAATTATTTAAGTGATAAAATGGAGAAAGTAGGTAAACCTAGACTAAAATCTATTAATGATGAGATAGTGAAGGATGATTATGTTCTTATTAAAAACTTTAATAATTATTCTATTGGGTATCATAATGGTGATTATATCGAAATCATAAATCCTAATGTTCAAAACATTCCAGAATCTCCCGAAGAGAAAAAGATAAGAATTGAAAGAGAGAAATACGAAGAAGAAATACTTGAAAAGCTAAAAGAAGGTGAGGATGTTACAATTAGTGATGAACTTAGAGAGAAGTTGATGGAAAGAGATATGATAAACGAACTCTTCATGGAATTTAAAAATGAGTATGGGCTTGATCTATCAATATCTAAAAAACAACTCTTTGATACAGAACCTAAAGCTGAGTTAGCATTTAATGATTTCGTTGAAGCTAGAAAACCACAAGAACCTAGTCAAGAATATATGTTTTATGAAAGTGATTAATATGTGAACTTCTCGTATTTATAATAAACTGTAAATATGAGAAAGAAGGATATAAACGAAATCATAGACGGTGACGACAATTTAATAGGCACTGAAACAACACCATCTACTGGTGCTAATAAAGAAACTATGGCAAATAATACTACAGATTATAATGCCAAAGTACATGGTCAGAATTTCAAAAACGATTTTTTAGGGAGATTGGGGTTCTTCGGTTTCGAATCAGAAGAAGATATCAAAGATGTGAAAGAAAAAATAGCCAAGATGATGTATGGTAAGTACCTGCAAAGTCTTGACTATTATTATTCTAATCCTGATAAATTAAAGTCTGATTATGAATTACATCTAAGTGGTGGTAATATTGATTTTTCAGGTAATATGAAAGATGTTGATCATGAATGGGCTGATGCTATAATGAAAGTTGTTAAGCCACATATGAAAGATCAAATCGATGAGGGTCATGTATCCGAAGAAAAAATTCTTGATAAAGACAGAAAAAAAAAGAAAGATGCACTAAAGAAAGAAAAAGATGATGATCATGAGTTGAATTATAAAGCAAAAAGAGTTGCGGATTTAATTGATAAACTACCTGAAAAAGATAAAAAGAAGATTAAAGCAATACTTGAGCAATAATGAATTCTGAACTTTACGATAATGAATACCAAATACCAGATCAGATTCTTAATGCAATAAGAATGAAACTTTACAGCTCTTCGGATGCTGAGGGGATTAAACGTGCTAAGAATTTAATCAAATCAGGTAAATGCACATATCAGAATCTTAAGAGATTAAAGAACTTCTTTGATAATTTCAATCCAAGTACCGAATCTATTGAACAATTTGAACTTGCTGGTGGTGCACAAATGCGTAATTTTGTTAATACTACTTTACAAAGAGAGCGTAATAAAGTTGAACATGGTCAGAAAGTTAGACAAGATATTGATGTTGATCTAAATGATCCAGATGTAAAAGCACAAGATGGCACTGTCAATCTTAGAGAGCAAGAGGAAGAACCTAAATATAAGAATGCATTAGCTATCATATTCAATGTAGATAATGAGATACTTATCTTGAAGAGGTCACCATATGAAGAACAATGGATGCCAAATAAGTTTGGCTTAGTCGGTGGTGGTATCGAAGAAGGAGAGACTGCCGAAGAAGCAATGAGAAGAGAAGTCATAGAAGAGACTGGTCTTCAGTTAGATATAGTTCTAGATAAGGGTTGTGTACAAACAAATCCTGATAGTAAAGAATATTTATTTCTTACATTATATACAGGTAATAATGATGATGTGAAGTTAAATAAGGAACATACTGATTATGTGTGGAGTAATTTTCATTCATTAAAACATCATGATTGTGTACCTAATCTGGAAGAATATGTGAAGCTTGCTGTAGAAAAGTATGATTGAAAGTATTTATATTTATAAATCATATTAATTAAAATACAACAAAATGAGTAGATTATTAGAAAATTCAGACGAATACAGACAGAGAAATAAAGCTAGAAATACCTTTACTTCTGAAGATGATTATAACACAGGACATCCAAATGCTCTAAGTGATGGAGATGAAAGAGGTAGAGGTCAACAACAAAATCAAGTTGGAACAGCCACCGACATTAGAAAACGTGAAGAATTAGCAACCAAAAGCATGTTCAATAAAAACAATCCGTACAACATCAACAATGCTTAAAGAAAATAAATTAATACGTGATAAGATCAAAGATTTTAGATTGCTAACAGAATCAATAAGCAGAGATGTTATTATTGATGCTGTGAACAATAGACATGTGTTAAAAATTTATTATGCTGGTGATGAAACAATCAATAGAGGTTGGAGAACTATAGAACCTTATGCTGTAGGTGCTCATAAAGATAGTGATAACATAGTAATAAGAGCATGGCAACAAGCAGGTGCTACTGATAGTGGTAGAGCACCGAATAAAAAAAATGAAGGACTACCGGGTTGGAGATTATTTAGACTTGATGGAATAACTTCTGCATATGATTTTCCTAACAAGAAATTTGCAAAAAATGGTGTTAGAGATGGCTACAGAAAAGACGGTGAAGATAAATACATGAAAAGTGTTATTGCTGCAGTTGTAGCTGGCAGTGATAATATGGCTGTCGATCTACAAGGTATTAGTTCATATACCGAACCTGATGTTATAAAAACTAAACTATCTAAGTTTGATCCACAAGGTGAGAAATTTAAAAACTTTTATGATGCTTCTGAAAACCAAGAAGAAGTTATTAAGAGAAGAGTCAATGATTTTTACACTATGATTAGGCAGAATAATAAAACTCCATCAAATTATTTGGTTACAAATAAAAATGGTAAATTTTGGTATACTAAAAAAACAAACAAAAATAAATTTCAACCTGACGAAATAGTTGGCGACCTTAATATTTTATTCCGTAAATATTTTGAACCTAATCAATTTAAAGTCAATCAACAATTTATCGATAAAACAAGAAAAGGGTATGAAGATAAGATGAAAAAATCAACTAAAGTATAATTTTTTTAGTTTTTTCAGTATTTATAAAAAATAATAAAATTTTATAAGAAATTTGAGATGGATTTTCAAGGAATAAAAAATAGAGTCGAAGAAGAAAGAAAAAGAAGAGCTACCGAAGGTGAGCAACGTGGTGATACAATGACAATGCCACGAGGCAATGCACCAAAAGATAGTTTACTACACGAGCTTCAATTATCATTACAAACTGGTAAAGCAACACCAATGGTTGAAAATATGAAGCAAGTCGATAGAGTTGCTAATAGTAAATCGGGTGCATCTGGTAGACCAGCACAAGGTGGAAATGGTGGGGGTGGATTAGGTGATGTACTATCACAACATATCGGTGCACCTCCTAAACAACAACAAGGATATGATCAACAGCAACCGCCTAGACAGCAGATTAATGAACAACAACATAATCCTCGTGATGATCAGTTTGATAGACAATTTCAACAGAGACCATCATCCCAAGCTTCATTAAGTGAACAATTAAGTCAAATGGGTGGTAGTGGACAAATGAATCCTCAGCAACAAATGATGGAAGCATATCAGAAGATGCAAGGTACACAACAACCAATGAACAATCAGCAACCACAACAGCAACCACAATACAATGGTGGTAATATTAATGAGCAAGTGAGTCAAGCATTAAATAATGTTGATTTTTCATCGTTATTACAAGAATCATTGAAGAGTACTATTATGGAAATGTATTCTATGGAAAAGGTTCAAAAGTCTCTTATTGAGAATAAAGATGTAATTAAAAAGATTGTAAAAGAAACATTAATCGAACTTTCTCAAGCAAAAAAGAAAACTACTGGTTAATAAAGTATTTATAGAAAAGTAGATGCTCATAGTTCTACTATGGGCTTTTTTTATGTCAAAAAAATATGGGTATTATAAGAAGAGAAATATGGACACTTGATGAGGATTTCGAATTACAAGAAGATTATCCTACATCTTGGGATAAAGAGGAATTCAAAAAACAAACAAGCTTTGCTGCTAGAAAAAAATATGCTGATCAGCATTTACAAAAATTAGGTTCTGGTTCTGCAAGACATGTATATGCTATTGATGATGAAAAAGCATTGAAATTAGCTGCTAATAGAAAAGGCTTAGATCAAAATGCTGATGAACATAAAATATCAACTATTGGGTGGCATGATGATGTAGTTGCCAGAGTATTTGATTCACATCCAGATGATTTATGGATTGAAAGTGAGCTTGCTCGTAAAATAAAACCAACTAGATTTAGGGAATTAACAGGCTTCAATATTCAAGATGTGGGTGCTTTTTTGAATCAGTATAATGATGAAAGAAATGGTAGAAGAGTTAGCTATGGTAAATTAAGTGACAATCTTTATCAGGAAATGGTTAATAATGAATTTATCATGGACATATTATCAATTGTGGATAATTGGGATATGCAGACAGGAGACTGGGGTAGGATTTCTTCATATGGTGAAGTGAAAAGAAACGGAAAACCACAAGTTGTTTTAATCAACTATGGTTTAACTCAAGACACATATAAGACACACTACGATAAATCTCAGAATCGTCCTGTTTATGAAAATACATTAAAAAGGGAAGGTATTAGTAAAAATTTAATTAATAGGATTAATGAGATGATGAAACCTATTGTTGATCAAGGTGATCTGGAAAAGTTATCAACTGATAATACTCAAGTCTATGACGGTGGATATGGTGGATTTGCATTACAACCAGATAGTGTATCACAAGGTGGATTAAATAGTGATATTGATGAAAATCTAGATAAATTCTCTAATGTCAATACTAAAGCAATTCAAAGTGCAATCAATAGCATTAAAACATTTGATCCAAGTAAAATATCTGATTTATATAAAAAATCGGATTTGATAAATATCTATAATAGTTATATGATTGCTGCCCGTAATACAGAAGAGGTATTATCAGCTTCAAGTAATGAGGTAAATTTCTATGATAAATTAATGTTAATTCAAGATTTTCTAAAAAGATTAAATATTGTTAATGAAAATTTAGAATATAATCATGTCAACGATGCATCACCTGAAAGTGATAAGTATCAATTAGCAGAATATGAGGAAGTTATTAATGATAAGTTCAAAGAAGAAACGATTCATGATATAGCTAAGAATGCAAGTGAAAGACTTGGGTATCATGGTGAACTATCATATATGGGTAAAGGTGATAATGGATATGAATATGATCTAGGTGATGGTAAAGTCTTAAAAATTACTGGAAGTGAAACAGAAGCTGCAGAAAGTTTAAGATTGAAAGGTAAAGATAATCAACATCTAGCAAAAATATTTAATGTATATCAAATTAATAAAGAACATATTCAACTATATATAGTATTACAAGAAAAGATTGACACCAGTAGACAAGGTGAGATGGGTCAATATAGTAAAGAGTTAAATTCATCATTTTCTAAAAATATTAATAAACCACTTGGAAAACTATTAATGGCATACTATACTGATCCAAATTTATATAATATGGTATATGCAGATAAGATTGAAAAAAGTCTTGAATTAAATAATGTTTCTGAAAATGCTAAAAATTTCTACTATGGATTGATTGGTATAATGGATGAAGTTAAAACTGCAAAATTAGATACCATCGATTTTTTCCTTCCAAGTAACTTAGGATATAAAAATGGTAATTTAGTTTTCTTTGATTTTGGAGGTAGATACGATAAATCAATCGGTAAGAAAAAACCTAAGCAAATGAAAATGGGTGAAGGTGGTGATTCTCTTTATATGACACAAAATGGAACTAGAGATGAAGATTTTGAAGAGGATATGGGTGAGATGAATGAACGTATCACTAGTTATATGCCAAAGTCTAAGAAAGTAAGTGTTAAGAAGAAATGTGTTATTGGTGGTAATGAAGATGGAACTTCAACTGCATGTAATAAAGGTGATATTAACAACTTTGACATTGAAGAAATTAATGATGACAATACTGACAGAAGAAAAGACAATTTTATTAATGTAGCTGAGGATGATGAAACAAATCGATATTATTTTGAAACCATGATTAGTGAAGAAATAAAACGTAACATAGCTGAGGATTATGTAAACGATAATCACACTAGAAATATCATACATAGTTATATTAATATTGTGTTGGACAAATATCTATACCCAAACTTGGATAATATTATTGCTAGAAATACTAAATCTACTGGTATTGATGAAATAAACCTCACTCCTTTAGAAATTAAAGATGAACTACCTAATGATTTAAAAGATGTTGAAACGGCATTAGTTAAAATAATACATAATACGGAGGCTTTGTATAGACCTGAAGAAAATACTATTTATCTAGGGTTTCTACCTGTAGAAATACCAAGTGAATTTAAGAATGATAGAAATGCAGTTGGTGATTATGTTAAGCAAATACTTACAAAATATCGTGATAAAATTAAAAGAACTTTAGTTCATGAATTAACACATGCATTTGATCAAAAGAGAGGTTATTTAACTACCCCAAACTATACTATTTCTGATGATGTATATGATAAAGTATATTATAATAATAGTGCAGAGACAAATGCACATTTTTATGAGTTACTAGAACATTTATTGGATTTAGATAAAGTAGCTAATTTTAATGAATTCATTAATAGACTTGTTGGAAGATCAGAAACTAGGTTTGCAATCTACTATAGAGAATTAGAACCTAAGAAGAAAAGAAGAATGATTGGTAGATTATATAAATTCTATAGTGGATATATAGAAAACAAGTAATTTGCAACATTTCATTATATTTTTCGTATAAAATATAATGAGTCAAACTACAAACATAATGTCATTACAAGACCTTCCAATTAAGGAAGAAGTTCACCAACTAGGTGGTAAAATCTACTCTGTTGGTGGTGCTGTACGTGATGAGTGGTTAAATAAACAATCCAAAGATTTGGATATACTAATCACTGGTATACCTATGAATAAGCTAGAGCAGCTACTTTCCAAATACGGAAAGGTAGATGCTGTTGGTAAATCATTTGGTGTGCTTAAGTTTGTACCTAAAGGATCGACTCAAGATATCGATGTTGCTATACCAAGAAAAGAACGTGCCACAGGTGAAGGTGGTCACAAAGGTTTTGAAGTCGATGCTGACCACAATATACAATTAGAAGAAGATTTATATAGAAGGGACTTTACATTTAATGCAATGGCAAAAGACATGGATGGTAACTTAATCGATCCGTTCGGTGGTAGAATGGATATTACTAAGAGAACAGTTAGAGAAGTTAATCCTGATACATTTACTGATGATCCATTACGTATGTTAAGAGCAGTACAGTTCGCAGCTAGATTTGATATGGATATCCATGAATTTACTAAGGAGAGCATAAGAGTGAATGCTTATAGAATTAATGAGATTGCTGGTGAGAGAATTCTTGAGGAACTCCGTAAGGTTGTTGACAAGGGTGGTAACAAAGTAAAAGCTATTCACTTGTTAATATCAACTGATTTATACAAAGAGATAGCAGGTGTTGATATCACTGAAGAACAGATAAGTTGGTTTGAAAAAAGTATATGGAGTGATGTTGAAACATTAGGTGAATTTCTTTATATGTTATTCCAACCATTACTAACAGTAGAATTTATTTATGAAATCAGTGAAAAACTTAAACTGGATAATAATACTGAAAATGAGTTGAGAGCATTGGCACATGCTGATGCATTTAAGGATTTTGGATTTACCGATGCAGGTAAAAGAGATGTTTTATCTAAAGTTTACAGTGTATATCCTAAAGTCCTAAAAAGCGGTGTGCTACCACTACAGTATTTTCACTGTGTCAATGAATTTGAAAGAGGTCTTTACCCTAAATCAATTAAAGACTTAGCCATTAATGGTAATGATTTGATGGGGATAGGATTGAAAGGTATTGAGATTGGTAAAGCATTGAAAAAGGCATTGATTGAAATTTATTCTGACAAAGTTAGTAATAGTAAAAAAGATTTATTAAATTTAATCGCAAAAGAAGATAATGGGTAAAATTTTATACACAGCAGTAGTATTGACGAATCAATCACATGTTAAATTGATGATGACTTTAGGTGATCTCATTCCTGATGATTGGAAGAAATTCGCACATCATATGACAGTGGTATTTGGTCAGGGTCTTCCCGAAAACTTGGAAAAGTATAATGGTATGAACGTGAAGCTTACTGCAACTAAATTAGGTATTTCTGACAAAGCAATTGCAGTTAAAGTTGAGGGATTTTATAGTAATAATGATATCCCTCACATTACCGTTGCTGTGAATACACAAGCAGGTGGTAAACCATTTGATTCGAATAAGATTACTGATTGGAAACCACTAAGTGAAGTGACTAATGTTAGTAGTATTGAATTTGATGGAGTGGTGACGGAAGTTAAAGCGAATTAATGAAAAAAAGAAAAGAAGACTACGAAAAAGGTGTTAGACTAGAGGATAAATTTGAGACCATACTTCAAGAAGAGTATGGTCTTGATACCTCAAGAAGTACCAGAGATCAAGATAGACTAGAGGGTTGGGATATCTATGTTGGTGAATACATGCATGAAGATGCTAATGTAAACATAGTGAATTTACTTGGTAGTAGAATTGATGTTAAAGGTATTAAAGGTGATGGATATACATGGCTTGAGTTATTAGCATATAGTTCTCAAATAGGTGATAGAAAACTAGGATGGTTATTAAGAGGGAAAGCAGATTATATTGCTTTTGAAAGAGCTAATGATTTTCTAGTGATAAAGAAATCCAACCTAAAGGATTTCGTCTATAATAAGATTCCTCTACTACAAGAGCTAGAAGATAAAACAGCTAATCTAGATGCATCTTTAGAAAATAAAGAAAGATGGTTTTGCAATGATATATGTGCAGCGTGGGGTTTATTTGACATGATTGATGATCGGCATAGAAAAGATGAAGCTTTATATGAAATATTATATACTCGCTGGCAATATGATCACATGCCTGATTTATTGTTTAAGATAAAGAATAGTGATCTAGTTAATATGTCCGATTTCATAATTAAAAAAAGATAATGGCAGAATTCAAAGAATCTAAAGTGGCAGGTGATGTTATTGAACATGAAATACTAGCTCAAATTCATCAGCAATATCCCGAAGCATTTACAACTGAAAAAGAAGGTAAATTTTCAGACTATGACATCTATATCCCTGAACTCAAAGAAGGAATTGAAGTGAAGGGTGATTACAAATCAGCAGAAACTGGCAACTTAGTTATTGAGGTTGAAATGAACGGCAGACCTTCTGCCCTATCAGTAACCAAGGCTAAATATTGGGTGTTTGTAGAAGGATATCGCAAAATCTGGATCAGACCTATCGATATCTATAGGTTTCTAGAACCTAAAATTTATTACGGAAGAACCACGTTCACAGGCGATGGAGATAGCAAATCAAAATGGGCATATTTAGTGAATCATAAGGAATTTGTTGAGTATGTTTATAAATTAGAGAATGGTAAGGTTGAAATGATTAAAAAAGATTCACCTATCTACTTCGACAATTATTCTAAAAGGTTCAATCTAATGAACGGCAACAACAAAACACAAGATATATAATAATAGAGTTATTAATGGGAATTGGATTATCTGTGGCAGCAATAATATTAGTAATTGGATTAGTTAGAGTATTATTAGCTCCGTATACGGGTTTCATTAACTTCATAATGGAAATATTACTAATTGATCTATTAATTGGCATTGTCTATCTTAGTAAAAAATATAAGAAAAGACATAACCAATTTACCAGAACTAAAAGTAGTGATACTAGAGTTTTTGTAGAAGAATATGTAAAATTATATTAGTAGAATCAAAATAAAATATCATAGTATTTATATGTACTATGATTGATATGAGATACAAACCATCTTGGCTTCCCCAAATGTCAGCACCTTTTGGTGTTGTGACAGATATGTTAGAAAAGGAAGGTATTGGATTAAAACTAGTAAAAGTTAATCCGAAGAAGTTAAAACCTAGTCAAGGTATTATATTTGCTGAAAAAGTATCAGAAATGAATCCTAAAGCACTTAAGCCGATTTGGATATCAGAGGATGGTTATGTCTTAGATGGTCATCATAGGTACGGTTCTGCACTCTCACATGAGCTTCCAACCTTAAAAGCTATTCAAATTCAATTACCAGCAAAAGATGCTGCACGATTATTGAATAAGATACAAGATATTTATGATTATGAGTCACAAAGAAAAATGGAAGAGGTAGTTGCACAAGATCAAATCAATGCAATGCAAGAACCTGATTTCTTAGAAGAACTACAAAAAGATATCGCTGAGACTAAAGCAGCGAAACATAAGAAAAAGAAAATGAAAGGTTACCGACAAAGTGAGTTAAAAGAAAACTCTAAAGTTGGAAATTTCTTTTCACCTAAAAAGATCGATGGATATAAGGAATATGAAATGGAATTTAATAACATTTTAGATACCGATGATATCGGTGTTATTTTACATCCTGATTCTTCACCAGCTAATTCTTTAGCGAAAAGCTGGTTTCCGAATATCGAATTTGATAAGGTTGCAAAAAAATATAACGTTAGACCTGACAGTATAATGAATCGTGCTGTTAGTGAGAAAGCCAGAAAATTAGGGTACG